AGTTCGGCAGCGGCAGCGGCGGATGCGGTTCACGATATCGCCCAGTCCTCCCAGACCTCGGGCAACTGCACGTTGACGATCACCCTCCGTAACGGTGAAAGTTTCACCACGGGGAACATCGCGTTCAACGCCAACGCAGCGGCCGTGGAATCGGCGATCGACACGGCGGCCACGTCAGCCTCGATCACTGGCTGGACGAACGGGGATATCTCGGTCTCGGGAACCGCGATGAACAACGCGGATAACATCGTCTTGACCTTCGACGGGTCTTCCGTTGATGAGACGAATCACCCGATCACGGTTTTGACCGACGTGGACGGGGCAGGCGGGGCCTGGGGTGCGGTAAGCATCACCACGAACGGACAATCGGCTCGATATGCTCTCGGGGCCCTGATCGCCCTGGGGATCCTGGACGATGGAACGATTCCGGCCCAAACGGCGGCCGTCTCAAATTCGGCGGTCGACCTCGCCAACGAGGACCGCTACGGCAAGTTCCCGCAAGACGTCTTGAAGGAACTCGCTCAAGAGATGGCGGTCGAGGACGGCAACTCGAATACCTACTACTCCGTGATGTACTCACTGGGTATTGACACGAATCCCCCGAAGGTTGAACCCCTCGGCAGTTCTTCGCTACTATGAGACTCGACGACGTTGAAAACCTTGGATTTTCGGATCTCCTGGAGACCTTGGGGATGGAGCGATTCGTCCCCAAGGTTCGGGAGGCCCGTTTACCGGCGGAGCCTGCCCGGCCTTCCGAGCGGTCGAAACTCTTCGTTTCCGAATTCTCGATCCCCTTGGACGAATTCGATCAGATTGGGCGGCGGGAACTATGGGAGGGGTACGTCAAGGTTTTGATTCGGCGGGTCTTGCTCATGGTCAAGAACGTCTCGCGGAACCGCAAGACCCGGATCAAGTTCTTCCGGTTCAAGACGCCACCCTCGAGCCTGAATCGGAAGGTCTTGGTTTATGACCGAGACGGCGTCTTCGCGGTCTTGGTCGCCCGGCGATGTGCTCACCAGACTCACCGGGACCGGGTCTCCAAAGTCGCGGAGTTCTCGTTTCAGATCGAGATCAGCGAATTCGATAACTTCGAAAAACCAAAACCCGAGCCGAAATTACCGAATAAATCGATCATTCCGACGCGGTAATGCGTCAATGTTACTAGAGAGAAGTTCATTCTTTCCGGAATCGGGGCCGGTTTCCCCGAGTTGGCCCTGCCGTATTGGGGCGGCAGATCAGGCGTTACTACCCCAGGAGCAAGCGACTATGGCAGACGAAGGCACGACTAACGAAGGCGGCGACGAAGGCGGCGAAGGCGGACAGCAGATCGAGCCCGGAATGGTTACAATGCACCAGAAGGAACTCGATGCGAAGTTCGCGAACCACAAGCGGAGCCTGCAACGCGAGCTTGCCGAAGCGAAGCAGAAGGCGGCAGCGTTCGAAGCCCTTCAGGGACAAGTATCGGAGCTACTGAGCAGCGGATTGATCGACGGGGTCGAGGACCTATCGGACTTCCGAGACGCGGCCGAACAGACGATCCTAGCTTCCAAGAGCGAAGCGGAGCGAGAAGCGGCCAAGAATAAGAAGATCGAGAAGGAACTCCAGAAGGCCCGGGAAGTCGCTCAGCAAAACCTCAAACGCTACGAACAAGCTCAGATCGAGCGGTCTATTATGGACGAAGCCTCGGGCCTAGTGGTTCAGGATGCGGGACGTGAGGGAGCCCTGGAATATTTCCAGCTAAAGCTCAGCCCCCTGGCGAAAGTTCAGGAAGACGGCAGCGTCCTGGTCGAGTGGCAAGTGCAAGACGAGGATACGGGACGAATGGAGTCCAAGCTAGTTCCGGTGAAGCAGGCTCTTCAATCGATGGAAGCAAACCCCACGAAGTACGGACGCTACTTCCGATCTACCGTCAGTGGTGGCTCGGGCGGCGAAACGGTCGACGGGGTGAAGCGGACAGCAGACGGGAACCTGGACTTCGCGAATATGGACTTCAACAAGTTCCGCGAACTCAAGACCAAGAATCCGCAACTGCTATCAGATGCGGCAAACAAATTGTCGTTTTGATTTAGTCTACAAGGCGGTCCGCCGGTAGACTTAACCCTTTTTGAATTCGGAGAATTGAACTATGGCAAACAGCCTATCGGCGGCCCTCCCCCAATTTTGGGCGAACACGGCCCTAATGCAGTTGATGGAACTGACCCCGGCGGTCCAAAGCGTCAACCGTCAGTTCGCCCCCCAACTGGCTCGAGCTGGCGATCAAGTCAACGCCTACCGAGCCGATCGTCGGTACACCAAGCGTAAGGACGGGGCCGACAACAACACCGAAGACGACGCCAACTTGACGGCCGTTCCGGTGGTCCTCGATCAGTATTTCTACGATGCGTTCGTGATCACCGATGAAGATGAGTCCCTGAGCATCGCTCAGTTGACCGATCTCTTCCTAGTCGAAGCAGTCCGAACTATCGCTCGCGGCGTGGACCGTGCGGTCCTGGGTCGCGTTCATGCGTTCTTGCAGCAGGGTACTCCCAGCAAGCGAGCCGGTCGTCTCGGCGGGATGACCACGAGCAACGCGGAAGACTATATCCTCGAGGCCGAGGAAGTCCTAGCAGACAACCTTGCTCCGATGGACGGCCTTCGTACGGCGATCGTTCACCACACGGTGAACACCAAATTGATGGGAACCGACGTCTTCATGCGTTCGGACGCTCGCGGCATGGACCCCTCGGTCCAGACCGGGCAAGTCGGGACGGTCTTCAATACTCGCGTGATCATGTCTCAGAACGTGAACTACGTGAACTCTGCCAGTGCGGACACCCAGGACGGGGCGATCAACAACACCGGCGGATATGCGGCCGGTCACACTGCGGCGATGACCTGCACCGACCCGGGCGAGAACTGGGAAGTTGGCGAGTACGCCGTGGTTGAAGGCAACGATCAGCCCACTTACTTGACCGCGACCACGGGGACCACGAGCATCACGCTCAACGAGGCCCTGAAGTACGATGTGGCCGACGCAGCAGTGATCAAGCATTATCTGCACGTCGAGAACGAAGCGACCGAGCGGGCGGCTGGTTACAAAAAGACGATGACCTTCACGCACAACGCGGGCAAGAACCTGCAAGTGGGTCAGCTTCTGTCATTCGGAACCACGTCCCGTCACACTTACACGATCATCGAAGTAAGTGCGACCACGTCGACCACGACCACGGTCTTGCTCGATCGTCCCCTCGAGGCGACCGTGGCAAGCGGGGCCGATGCTTACCCCGGACCGGCCGGTGCGATGTGCCCCGTGATGGACAGCAACGCGATCGCTTTCGTCTCTCGCCCGATGCGTGAGAAGAACAAGGGAGCGATCTCGGCCGTTGCCAATTACGAGGGAATCGGGATCCGCGTCAGTATGCAAGATGAGCTGGCCTCCAGCGGAACGCGAGTGGTCGTAGACCTCCTGGCGGGCGTGAGCGTCTTGAATGAGGATCTCTGTTGCGTCATGCTGGCCTGACCCTTGACGGTATGAAGCCCCCCGGCCCGGCCCCTGCGGGGGCTGGGCGGGGGATACTAAACCAACAAGGAAAAGGGGCGGCAGAATGTGTGACGCATTGAGCGAGATGATGGCGGCGATGAACGACTACGGCCCGGTGGCCGTTATGCTCGTCGGCCTTGCCACGATGAACGGATTCTTCATCTGGCGGGACTATCGAAGAGAGTACCACCAACAGAGACAACTTGAAGAACTCCAAAAAGTTCACAACGATATCGTTCTTCCCCTCCTCACCGAGTGTAAGGAAGCGATCGCAAGTTGTCGCGAAGTCATTCAGCAGAATTCGACTATCATCCTAGGACTAGTTCGAGATGCCCGTTGACGCAAGATGGCACCGTTGGGTATATGCTTCCGTTGCGAAGCACTTGCACGACGCGTGCAGCGGCTCGATCGATCTCGTGGTTGAGTTCTTGGATAAACGGACGACTGTCTGGAAGAACGCAAGCCCTCGGGCGGAAGCAGTTATCACGGGACCGGCAACAAGGGAGATCTCGAAGGGCCTTCACCGGGCCTGGGTCGACGTATTCGTTACGTTAACCTCGGTTCGGTCGGCCGATGATTACGACCACGTAGGCCATTCCGGAACGATCGCCAACGCCCTCGATCAATGTATCCTCGTCAAGGATTACGGAGCAACCGGGTTGGAGGAGATCACGGTCTTACACCCGATCCGGGACCTCGGTCAATCCGTTGACGTTCGGCCGATGCCAGTATCGGAAAAGGACGAACAGATTCACACTGTAATTCAATCCCGGTTCTACGGGTTGATCGCGGAGGAATAAAATTCATGGCACGAAGAAAAGAACTCAACAACCTGACCTTCGAGATCCTAGACGGGTTCGGAGGAACGGCGGCTATCGACGAGGCCAGTCCGGCCGCGAGCGATACCACGACCGGGGTTGATACCCTATCCTTGCTGCCCTCGGGGACGATCATCCCGGTGGGGGCAAGATTCACGACGGCCGGGATCACCACGGTCCGGACCGTCACGGCAACGCAGAATTCGACTCAGTACACGTTGGACATGACGGCCCCCACGGCTGGCACGTTCACCGTGACCCACTCGGGCAACACTACTTCGGCCCTGGCCTACGATCTGGCAGACTCGGCCCTCGAGGCAGCCCTCGAAGGTCTGGCCTCGATCGGATCCGGGAACGTCACGGTCTCGGAATCGGCAGACGTTTACACGATCACCTTTGCGGGCGATCTTGCAAACTCGGCCCAGACGATCACGGTCGACGGTTCCGGCCTCACGGCGGCGAACTCCGAAGTCCTGACCCAAGTCCAAGACGGCTCGACTACCTGGGAACTGACGTTCACCCCGGCCTACGTGGCTGGTTCGGTTCCGAGCGATGACGATGCGATTCAGTTCTACCCTCGCAAGATGGAGGTGAAAGTAGGCGAGGGGAATATCGAACATACCAAAAATAAGGATCCGCAGATCGACACCGATCGCGGAAGCCTGGACGGGGCACGGACCGGCAACGAGGTTCCGATGGACGTCTCGTTCTCGTTCGTCTACGACTGGCTCCGGTCGTCTACGACTGATGACCCAACGGCCGATGAGGTCCTCGAGCGAGAAGGCGAAGCGTCCGACTGGTCGAACGCAGCAGCCGATGAATGCGAACCGTATCAAGTGACCTTGAAGGTTATCGACGCCCCCGATTGTGGGACCGAAGACGCCGAGATTATCATCTTCCCCTACTTCCTGCCAGTCTCGATTAACGCGAGCGTAGAAGCAGCGGCGGTGAGCGTCACGGGTCGATGTGTTGCAACGAAGCCGATCGTCCGCCGGGTTACGAACGACTCGGACACGATCGAGATCACTAATTCCTGATCGATGACCTCGAAGGGGCGGGGGGGCTGGCCCGCAAAGCCTACCCCTCTTCCCCTGCGAGGATTTTTACTATGCCCCAAACCCTCACCTACACGATCACCACCCCCGAGAATAATGAACGATGGACCGTTCTAGAAACCGGGTCCTCTTACACGGTGGCGGTCGGTGTTACTGTCGTCCTCGCCGATGCCACTTCTGGCAATATAACGATCACCCTCCCAGCGGCGGCAGACAACGAAGACCGGATGATCGCGGTCAAAAAGACTGATGCCTCAGCGAACACCGTAACGGTAGACGGGAACGCGTCGGAAACGATCGACGGTTCGGCAACCCAAGTTCTGACCTCACAATACGATGTGATCATGATGGTCTCGGACGGGACCAACTGGAACACCGTATAACCTACCCCCTCACCCGGAGACCTTTACCATGAAAATCGGTGGCGTAGCAGCCAACAAGTCGAAAGCGATCTTTCCGGCTCCCGATAAGCCCCTGACGTTCAGGCGGGGGAACGATTACCTCGCGTTCTTCGCTCAACCGGTCTGGGACTTCGACGAGTTCTCGGCCTTGTGCCCACTTCCCGAGAACACTCATTACAGGTTCGAAAAAGGCGGGAAGGTGAAGGACCCGGACGCCCCGGCCTATCGCGAGGCCTTGAAGGACTACGCAAGGAAGCGATGGGGATATCTTGTCCTGAAAAGTCTCGAGCCCTCCCGGATCGAATGGAACACGGTCGACCCCGATGATCCCGAGACCTGGGGGAACGTGGAACACGATCTCCGGAGCATCCTGTCACACTACGAAGTAGCGGCCCTCCTACATCTGGTCGACGAAGCAAACGCCCTCGATGCGGAAAAACTGGAGGACAACGCGAAAAGTTTTTTTCAGAGTCGGGCGGAGGAATCCCAAAAAAGCTCCCTGAAGGACGAAGTGGAAAGTTTGTCATCTTCCGAGCCTGCATCCGATTTGACATAACCCCGCCCGGTCTTCCGCGAGTCCCGGGCAAGACTCACTGGGACGACCTTGGACTTGAAGCAACCCTAAACGTCCTCAACTTCGATAAGATCGCAACTCGTGACGAGGACGAATTGCGGATCCAACTGGCAACCCTCGGACTACCTAAAACAGGAACCTAGACTATGGACAACGTCTTCTACGTTGACGCGTTCTCCGGCGGTTGGCCTAACCTCGCCGGACAATCTTTTGGTCTTCGCGGCCGATGGCTGAATACCCGGATCTTCGAGAATCGGGAGCACTTTCGGGACTTCATCAAGTGGGGAGCCCGGCTCGTCAAGCCGATCTGGGAACTGGACTTCACGAAGAATGGCATCACGGACGAAGGCATTCACTACAATCTGGATACGGCCTTCACAAATAACGATACGGCCGAAACGGCGTGGTATGCCGGATTGATCAACAATTCCGGTTATACTGGCGTTGACCCTTCTGATGTAATGTCTTCTCATACTGGCTGGACCGAGTCAACCGATTACTCCGAATCAGTTCGCCAGACTTTAAGCTTCGCGGCGGCGGCCTCGCGGCAGATCACGGCGGCTGTTTCGTTCACGATGAACGCCACGGTCACGATCAAAGGCCTCTTCGTGGTAACGAATAACACCAAAGGCGGGACAACTGGAGTCCTTTGGTCGACGGCTCTCTATTCGACGGCCCCCGATCTGGAAAGCGGCAACGTCTTGACGTCAAACTACACCTTGAGTGACTAATTGTCGGGGATTGTTAATAACCCCCTACGTTTTGGAACGGGTGAGGTTGCCTCGGGGGTGAAGTCAACACCGATATGGTTGGCGGACCCCCCGAGGCGGGTTTTAGGAGCGGATCATGGCGACCCCGAGACCGAGAATCGAAACCTGGGCAAACGGCGGATCGTCAACGCTCAGCTCCGGTATCAACGATTCAGTGACCTCGCTCACGGTCACCTCGGCCTCATCCTTCCCGACCTATCCGGACTTCCGGATCAAGATCGGCTCCGAGATCCTCACGGTGACGGCGATCTCTGGGACCACGTTCACGGTGGTTCGCGGCGAGGAAGGAACCTCGGCAGCAGCCCACTCCGGCGGGGCCACGGTCGAGCACGTTGTCACGGCCGGGAGCCTGGATCGGGCGTGGCAAGATAGTCAAGGGGCGGATTACACGAACGGATTCCCATACAATCGGATCCTAAACGAGGGGGCCACGGCAACGGCCTCGGACTTTTTTTGGCACAATCAGGGATCGGCAACTTGTGTTGATGCGGACGACGGCGGCCTTGTTATGACGACGGGAGCCTCCGAAGCCATTCGGCAGATTCGCGGGAAATATCTCGCGGCCCCGTCAACCCCGTGGTATTGCGTAGCCTATGTTTGGCTCGGAAACGGTATGGCCCGATACAATGGCAGCGGGGCCGGAACGACCGGCGGCCTTTTTATCAGTGAATCCGACACGACCAAACTATACGCCCTAGGTCTGCGGACCGATGCGATCTGGCTCCATCGAATGACGAATAGCACTACGTTCTCGGCCGATGTGGACAGCTACATCGATAACGAATCCGAGGAGATGTGGTTGCGGCTGAGCGATGACGGAGTGGATATCACTGGGGAGGTCAGCTACAACGGTTACGACTGGGCGACCTGTTTCAACGAGTCGAACTCGTCCTATATGACCTCGGCGGGGCCCAATCGGATCGGATTCTTTATGGAGAACGGCAGCGGGGACGCGGACGCGGAAGTCTACTTTAAGAGCTGGATCCTCTACTGATGACAGTCACGCAGTACGGCTATCACGATACCCTGATCAACCGATTCGAAGACGCCCTCGACGGGGCGATCACGGATTCGTCAACTACGTTGACGCTCGCGGACGCAACCGGGCTTCCAACGGCTGGACTCTTCCGGCTCTTGATAAACGACGAGATTATCATCTGCTCCGGGCGGAGCGGTAACACGGTGAACGTCTTCGAACGGGGGGCGGAAGGAACCTCCGCAGCAGCCCACGCGGACGAAGATGATGTTCAATGCGTTCTCACGAACCAAGGCCTCCAGCGATGGCTCCTATCGACAAGCGGAGCCCGATGTGCGGCCTACACTCAAGACACAACTTTCGACGATGCTCACGCGTGGCCAATCCCGCTCAATCGGTCTTCAGACGAGAATAACGCAACCATAACGGCCTCGTCTTTCACTTGGCGGAACCAAGGATCAGCGACCCTCACGGACTCAAACGGCGGGTTCAAGATGACCGTCCCGAAGGAATCCGGGTGGAACCTTCGAGGCGTCACGCTCACGCGGCCGACTCCTCCCTACGCGTTCACGGCTCGATTCCGGTTTATGGTTGCCCCAGACGTCTCGGTAGGAACTACGTCTTCACACTGGGGATTGTGGATCCGGGACTCAGCCGGGAAGTATATCACCCTCTCGCTACGATCTGGACAAGCCCTCGGGATGTGGGAATTCAACAGCGAGACAGCATTCAACTCTGTGATCGATACAACGCTCGACTGCCATGATACCCAGTGGTTTTGGTTGCGGCTAGAAGATGACAATACGGACATCAAAGGCTATTTCTCTATCGACGGGTCGAACTGGAGTCAAGACGGTTCCGCATGGTGGCAGCAATCCCGGACGAACCACTTAAGCGGCGGGGGAAGCGATATCGGGTTCTACGCGTCCTCTTCCTCCAGCGGAGGCGGATCGGGAGCGGGCAACTCGGGCAGCGGCCCGGCGGTCGGTACGTTGGCGATCGAAGCCTTCCACGCGGAGGAGATGTGATATGGT